CCCAGCGGTCACGCTCGTCGCCGATGATGTAGCGGGCGGGGGTGGATGCCAGCGCCGAGGCGCTGTTGGAGCCGGTCAGCGTGAGCATACCGCCCGGGAAAGACTTCTGGAGGATGGTGTTGCCGCTGTCCTTGGCTTTGACATCGTGCACCTTTGCCTTCAGGGGCTTGCTGTCCCGGATCATGGGAGCGACGCGCAGCCGGCTGAACTTCCGGGCGTCGTCGATGGTCGGGTGCACATAGAGGATGCTGCCGGGGTCTTGGTCGATGATGTAGCCGATGATGTTGAGCTCGAGCTCCGACTTGCCGACCTGCGACGCGGCGACCATGACGATCTTATGCACCTTCGGATCCGTGAAGGCCCGCATGGGCTCCTCGAGGTACGGGGTGCGCTTGGTGTGCCACGGGCCTGCCTCGGCCGAGCTTTCGGGGGAGAGGCGGCGGTGCTTGTCGGCCCACTCGTCCACGGTCAGGCTCTCAGGCGGGGCGAAGCGTTTGATCGCCCCCGAGATGGCGGCGTTGAGCTTCGCGGCGGCCTTCTTAGTCGTCCGCGTCATCGGAGAGCTCGCTCCATCCCTCCCGATCCCTTACCCGCCGCGCATAGACCTCGGGATCGTATTTGTAGCCGGCCAGCTCCTCGAGGATCTTGTAGACCTCGGCGCGGATGATGTCGGACGCTTCCGCAGCGGTGGCCGCGCTGGAGACATCCACGGCCAGACGCCCGGGCAGAGCCACGAGCATTGACCTGATGCTATACACGAGATCGGTCATGACGGCCTCGACATCCTCGCTGCGGTGCATGGTGCCCTCGAGCTCCTTGAGCTGGAGCGCGGCGATGTCTGCCTTGCTGCGCTTGAGGTCGGCCTCGGCCTCGAGCCGGCGCCCTTCGATCTCGGCGTCCTTTTTGGACGGCTCCCGGCCGTTGGCCTTGGCCGTCAGGTATCTGATGTACTTCTGGATCGTCGGCAGCAGGTCGTAGCGGTTGGCGTTGCCCTCCTTGGTGGCCGTGATGATGCCCTCCTTGGTGAGCTGCTGGATGCGGCGGGGAGTCAACTCGAACAGGGCTGCGATGGTCTTGCTGTCGACGAGCTTGGTGTTGGTGTTCGGCATGGCGTCCCCTCCTTTCTGTCGCGCTGCCGTGCCCCCACCATTTTCGTGAGGTCAGGAAAATGATCGGCGCAGGCCCCCGGGCGAAGCGAAACGGCCCGGAAAAACTTTTTGGAGTCTGCGCGTTTTTTGGGCTCGCCAGCACCGCAGGCGTTAGGGGTGCGTCACAGTACCTTCGGCCGCTCTGCGTGGCCGTGTGGGGCCTCTGTGTGCCCTTTGCGGCGCGTTTTCCTGCGCGTGTGTGTTGGCTTGCCCTCGCGTGCCCGGCCGCCTTGGCGGGCGTCCTGCTGGCCGTGGCGGTGGCCCGTGGGTCACAGGCCGAGGGCTCGCTTCATGTGGTGCTCGAGGCGCTTGGCTGTCTCGGTGTTGAGCCTTAGCATGATGGCCTCGTTGGTGCGGTCGCTGGTTATCATCTGTGGCACCGAGATGGTGGTCATCTTCTGGATGTCGGTGCGGGTCTTGCTCATGCGCTGGAATGGGATCCAGCTCGTGCCGTCGGCTTTGGTGTTGCCTGTCCCCATGAGGATCCAGTGAGACCGCTGCGAGTATGGCCCGCCCTTGGTGCGGGTGTTCTTGTAGCGGCCGATGACCTTCTTGCTGCCCTTGAGGATCTGCGCCTTCAGGGTGTAGCTCCTGCCAGCCGGCGGGGCCTTGGGCGTCATGCCGAAGTGCACAGGGGTCAGGAGCCGGCCCTTGTAGACGAGGGTGAGCTCCTCGATGGTCTCGCCTGTGATGCGGATGCTGCCCGCCATCTTCTTCGGCTTGCCTCCACTGGACGGCGTGATCTCACCCTTCTTGATGTTGTAGACTGCCGTGACCTCCTGCGCTATCCAGCCGGGGGCCCGGGCCTTCACGTCCTTCACGGTGCTGCTGATGGCCTTGCGGCCGCCGGCCTCGATGGCCTGCACGTCTGCGACGAGCTGCCGCAGGTTTTCGATCTGGATGGATATGCTGCCGCCCGCCATGGTCGTCACCTCCTTCAGGGGAAAAGAAAAAAGCCGCCGGGCTTCTTGTGGTTGCCCGACGGCTTTCTCGCTGTCGTTGTTCGGTTGTTGGGCGGGTGTCCGTCGGACGGCTCCCCGGCGTTGTCCGGGTGTCCGGCGGTCTTTCGACATGGTACAGTGTAGCACAGGGCGCTACTGCCGTTCAATGGATTTTACTGCCCTTTACTGCCTTTTACTTCCCTTTACTGCCGGGGCTTCTGTTTCCTTCAGGATCTCGGCCATCCGCAGCAGGGCGCGGCCGTGGGCCTTGTATGTCCTGTTCTGGTAGCTGTCTATCCTCTCGAGGTAGTCCTGCCGATCACTGAACAGGACGGCACAGATCCCGTCCCAGTCTGCCCGGTCGAAGTAGCGCAGCCGCAGCACGGCGCGCTCGTCAGGGTTTTCCACCTGTCGGATCATCGTCTCGAGGGCGGCGCGTTCCTCGCGCTCCTCGGCGAGCCGTTCCTCGATCTGCTCCTCGAGCTCCATCTTCCGCAGCACCATCATCCCGGTGCGGTCGGTCGGTGTGCCGGAGCCCCGGGGCATACCCGTCATGTCAGGGCCGGGCGGCGCGGCCATGGAGATCTCCATGCGGCCGAGGCGCTCGTACTGGTTGTCTATTTCACGGAGCAGGCGGGTGTACTTCCCGAGCCGCTCCTTGATGTCGTGAGTGATCGGCTTGTCGCTCATTTAGGTCAGGGCGTCACTCCTGTCCACCTCCTTCCTCGTCAGGGTCGAAGATCCCGGCGATTTCCTCACGCGAGAGCTCCCGGCCTTGACGGACGCAGCGCACATTCTGTTTTCCTGTTATCCTGATGTATCGCTTGACGATGACATCCGTGAAGGCCGGCGTCAGCTCCATGGTGTAGGAGGGCTGGCCGTATGCCTCGCAGGCGGCCAGCGTGGTGCCGGAGCCGCCGAAGGGGTCGTAAACTCCACGCGCCCAGTCGGTATTGTCGAGTAGCTTTTCCAGCAGCTCGACCGGCTTCTGCGTGGGGTGCAGCTCATTCCCGGAGCGGGAGCACTCGATCACGTTTCCGTAGGATTTGTGCTTGTCGAACTTCGGCTTCGTCCTATGGGCGAACATAATGAGCTCGTGCTGAGCCCTCCATCCTGCGCCGAGACCGGGGCTCTTTTTGTCCCATACGATCATACCACGCACGCCCATTCTGGAGCCCTCTACGATGTCATTAAGTGTCACCCACATTCTCCAGTCTGTGAAGATGTAGGCGATGGTCGTTGGGATGTCGTCGAGCGCCTTCTTCATCATGTTAATGTAGCCTCTCGTGCTGAGCGCGTCGTTTTCGATGGTCGGTGTTTTCCCGCCTTTTTGTACTGTCCCGATGCTCCCGGTGCTTCTTCCGCTCTCTTGGAAGCCGCCGGAGCAGTAGGGCGGGTCGGTCAGCAGGATCTCGGGCTTGGCCCCGTCCAGCAGCAGGGCACGATCCTCGGGGTTTGTGCAGTCCCCGCAGAGGACGCGGTGCCGGCCGAGGATCCACAGGTCGCCGCGCTTCGTGACGGGCTCGGCCGGGGGTGGGATCTCGGCGTCGGGGTCGCCCTTGGGCTCCTCAGCGTGCAGCGCCTCGGACAGGGCCGTCACGATGTTCCCGTAGTCCTCCTCGGTATAGCCGGAGAGCATGAACGGGATCTCGCCGGTGTCGATGTCGGCGAACACTTCGGCGAGGAGCTTGTTGTCGGTGGTGGCGAGCTCGGCGATGCGGTTGTCGGCCGTCAGGTCGGCCAGCTCCTCGGCCTCGCTGGCGTAGTCCTGATAGTCGACCGGGGCCTCGGCCATGTCGCCCAGCTCGGCGGCCATCATGCGGCCGTGGCCCTTGACGATGTAGCCGCTGCGCTTGCTGACGGTGATGGGCCCGCGCCAGCCGGTGGCCCGGATGATGGAGGAGAGGAGCTTGATCTGCTCCGGCGGGTGCTGGTTGGGGTTTTTCGGGTTTGGCCGCAGATCCTTCAGCGGGACGATGGCGTCGTGGGCGCAGAACACGGGGACGCCGCCGGCGTAGGCTTTGGGCTGCGCGGCCGTGGTGTACTCGGCCAGCTCGGGGCCGGCCTGCGGTTGGGGTTTGTCTTTTGCCATGGGTTTCCTCCTTTACCTGTTGAAGATCACGAGGAGGATGTGCCAGTTGTTCAGCATGGTGTCGAGGGACGAGTAGGGGCACTTGAGGCCGTCATCCGGCGCGATCAGCACGACCTCGCCCTTGCGCTTCACGATGGTGACGGCGTAGAAGCGGCCGGCCCGGAAGCCCATGCTCCCGTTTTTGCCGGTGAAGATCGCGCTCGCCTTCACGGTCGGCCGGATCCGCAGCTCTTTCTCCAGCAGCTCGCGGGCCTTGTCTCTATTCATGGTGGCGGCCTCCTCTCTTGAAGCTGTCGGCCTGCGGGCAGGTGGCCCAGTGTGGCCGGTAGCCGGCGTCGGTGGCATTGGCCCCGGGGACGATCTCGCAGCTCACGACCTCGCCCCGGGTGGTGACGACCTTGTCCTTGCCGTCCGGCGTGGCCTTGTAATAGACCGGCGCCGGGTCGCACGGCATGGCCTTCCCGGCGGGAGTCTTGATCCACACGATGGGGGCGCCGCAGCCGCGGCAGGTTGCCTTATTCATTCGGGGCACCTCCTTCGCGGGGCTGAGCCCCGGAGCCGACCGTGCGGCACCAGATCCCCGGCTCGGGCTGCTTGTTCAGCCAGTCGTGGAGGTTGGACTCGGCGTAGCTGTTGAGCCGTCCGAGCAGCCGGCGCAGCTTGTCCTCCTCGACCTCCTCGGTGCTGCGGGCAAATATGAGCCGGAGCTGGTCGAGCATGATCTGGACATCCGCGATCTCCTCGATGACGTTGGTGATGGCTGCGGTAGTGGTGGCCCCGGGCGTCGCCCGTTTGACCTTGCAGAGGGCCTTGGTCAGCTCGGCCATCTCCTCGACGGCCATGTCGATCTGAGCGGCTTCTCCATAGCGGTGAATGGCCCGCAGCATAATGTCACGGCGTTCTCTTTCGTCCATCATCTGTTCCCGGCCCTCCTTTCGGCCTGCTTGAGGAAGGCGATGCGCTTCTTCAGCTCGAGGTCGGTCTCCCCGGGCTGGCGCTCGAGGCCGTAGCGGCGGGCCTGCTCGTCGATGCCGAGGCTGTGCTCCTGCCGGCGCTGTTTTTCCTCGGTCTGCTTGACGCCCTCCTTCACGAGGACGACGATCAGGACGACCAGCAGCACGACGAGGACGATGGCCGCAGGGATCCAGATGGGGGCCAGTACCCACAGCCAGCTCCACGAGATGACGCCGGTGAGCTTCAGGACGATGAAGGCGATGGTCAGCAGGCCGCAGAAGCCGATCCCGCCGGCGGTGCTGCCGTTGTTGTTTCTGTTGCTGTTCATTTGGTTTCCTCCTTTGTGATCC